ATCAAAAGCGACATGATCCCCACTTCGTCGGGATCCATTTTGCCGCCCTTGAACATAGGACGATCAAGTACTTTGGATTTCATCGTTTATCCTTATCCAAAAAGCCCGGCTCTTTGCGCACCGCTTGCTGCTCCAAGCCCTGCAATACCGAGACCCAATGCCGTTTGTAGGGGGCTTGCAGTCGGCGCTGTTTGTGAAGTAAGCGCCATTTGCGTGGTTGGAGCACCACGATAAATATCCGACACAAAACCTAATTGTTGGAAGGGGAGCAAGTTTTCTTGCGTTTGTGTGGCACGTATTGCATCGAGCTGTGCTTGTGCGTTTTGTTGTTCAAGTCCGCCGATACCTGCCATAAGTTGAACGTCTGCGGCACCAAGACCTTGTAGTGTTTGGCCTAATGCCCCCTGTTGCACACCCAATTGACCCATTTGACCACCAAAAGCCCCAAGTTGGGCTGCACGCTGGAGTTCCAAGCCTCCTTGTTGTGCCGCTAAACCGCCAATGCCTTGACCAAGAGTGCCATATAGCCCAGCTTCTTGTCCTGCCAATTGTCCTTGTAAAGCAGTTCCAGCTTGACCAAGCTGCGCTTGTTGAAGCGCTTGTTGTGCAGATTGTCCTGCCAATTGTCCTTGCATACCGGCTTGTTGAGCCCGAAGCGCAGCTGCCTGAGTGCCTAACGCGCCGTATTGTCCTGCTAATTGCCCCAACGCAACGCCCGCTTGACCGAGTTGTGCAGCCTGGAGGGCCTGTTGCCCCGACTGCCCTGCTAGTTGACCTTGCATGGCTGCTTGTTGTGAACGAAGCGCGCCTGCCTGAGTGCCCAACGTGCCGTACAAACCTGCACGGCTAAGCGCCGCTTGTTGTGCGGTGTTGAAGCCCTGTGAGCGCAAGTTGGCTAAAACATCGGCTTTGTTTCTTACCAGCTCGCCTTCTAAAATTGCGCGTTGCACGCCCTCACGCGTGCTACCAAAAGCCCCAGAGCGTGCAGCTTGCCCAGCAAGTGCTGTACGGGCCATCTCACCTTGACGAGCTAAATCAGCCTCGGTAGCTGAAATAACGTCCTTTTCAAAAGGATTGTAATAATCTTTATAAGCTCCCGCGCCAAGAGCCCCGACTCCTGCTTGTAGTGCTTGCGCTCCTGCGGCCTCGATGCCCCCCGCCTGTCTCATAGCAGCTTCAAGTTGTTGGTTAGCGCGACGCAGATCGGCTTCTGAATAGCCTGCCGCTCGATTTCCAAGACCCTCTAAGGAACCTACTCCAGCTCTTAAAGCCTCCGCGCCAGCACTTTCAATGCCACCTGCACCTGTCATCGCGGCTTCGAGTTGTTGGTTAGCGCGACGCAGATCGGCCTGTGAATAACCAGCGGCCACATCACCTAAACCACCCAATCGGCTTGTTGCGCCTAACGCACCTTGAAATGCGCCTTGTGCAGCCCCGAATTGAGGCTGGAGATTCAGGTTAGCGAGCTGTTGCGCTCCCTGTTGCGTGAGCCCCATGCCTTGGGTAATCGCTTGAGACCCCGCCTGTAAATAAGGCTCATAAGCACCAATGCCTTGGCGTGCAAGATCCGCAGCTTGGATTTGACCTAATGAAAGGCCTGCGGCTTCGACAGCAGGCAAATTGATGGGTGTTCCATAAAGACGCTGAGCTTCTTGTAAAAGTCCTACCTTGTAGGCCTCAATTTCTGGAGCTTCACGCGATACCTGGGTTGTGTAAGTTGTACTCATGCTGCTTTTCCTTCTAACATTTTCATGAGTTTATACATTTTCTTAGCGCCCTTGCGCCGTGAGCCGTTGCCCATGGCGCGGACTGCTTTGGCCGTAAAAACAAATTCGCCATCAGAAAGCATCGCAGGGATTGAATCCGACGTCCCGGTCCCCGGACCGTCAATCGGACCCGTTTTGCGGGGATAAGTTTTTCCTCCGATCCGCATGGCTTGGGGTGTGTCCATGACTCCCCCTCCCATAGCATAACCGGGAGGTTGAAGATACATGTTGCCATAAGCCGTAGGATTAATGCCTCCAAATTGGAGCCCATAACGATTCGGATATTGACGAAGCAAGTCAAATCCTGTCGGCCCTTTAAATATGTCTGGCATTTGGGGCTTTTCTTGTTTAAAGCCTCCTCCAAGAGCCATGACGCCTAAGCCAGCTGCGGCAAGAGGCGCGTAACGTGCAAATGTTCCGGGAAGAGCTGCTTTATAAGCAGCATCGTAAGCTGCTTGACCGGCATCAAACGCCGTACTAGTAAGCGTTTCTCTCAGTGCACGGGGCAGCTTATCTTCGGCAAACGCCTCAACAGCATCCTTACCTAATGAAAGCAGTGATTTGCTGTAGCTACTTTTAAATGCCGCATCTCTTGCCGCATCTCCAGCCTGCATTGCTCTTGCTTGGGCTTCAGCTCCAACGGTATTTGGATTAAAGAAATCAACTGTTTTGTCAAAGCCACTACGCAGTGTGTCCATGACACCGCCTTTTCCAATTTGTGCTTTTGGATAAGGTTGGTTTGAGTCAAAAACAGCTCCAGTGTTTGAGGGAGCTTGTGTAAACTTTCCAGTTAAGTCATAGGTTCCAGCTCCAGTGTTTTGAGCAGATGGAATGGCTCGATCAACCGGTGTCAAGGATCCTGTATTAGCAGGCATCTCTCCTCCAATAAATTGACCAAGATCCCCCGTTCCCGGAGCAGCAAAACGACCCACTAAAGAATCTTTCGCTAAAGCCTCATTTAATACAGCTTGTCTTCCCGCTGTAGTGCTTCCAATCGGATATCCCCTATTAAGCGAAGTTGGATCTATTTCGCCGATAGAAGCCCGATAATCATTTATAACATTTTGCGCCTGATCTATAGGCGAATAAAGGTTATCCCCCATTGGAATGCGAGCAGCGTCTAAACTAGGCGCTTTTACAAAATCCGCAGCAGTACCCACGCCTCGGTTAACTGTTACTCCAGGTTCCCCAAGGCCCCCACCGGAAACCTGACCAGCAAGATCCGCTGGATTTACAAGTTCGGATCTTGCTGCAAAAGCGTCCATGCCTTGGGTGACGCCTGCCAAGGCAGCACCGCTCAAGCCCCCGATTGCACCAGCCTTCAAGGCTTGTTTTAGGTTGCCGCCTGCTGCAAGTGTTGTGCCTGCGCCAGCTAAAAATCCGCCAACGGCTGCGCTTCCTGCTGTAGAAGATAAAAAACCACCTAAAACTGTTGCGGTTCCACCTGCCATGCTTGATAAAAAAGCCGCTGCGGCAGGACCGCCAAAAATCGCTAAACCCGCACCAATAATAACTTTTCCAACCGTGCTCTTAGCAAACTTTTTAACGGCCTTGCCTATTGACTTGAATATGTTGCCGTATTCAGGCAGTCCTGTGTAAGGATTAATCGTCCCCGATCCGCCCATGCGCTTGAGCATCGCTGCTTCTTGCGGTGTGATATGTGCAAGCATCGTGTCGCCATTGCGACCGTAAGCAGCAAGGTCTGCAACACCGCCCATGGCCATTTGCATCGGGGGCCGTGGAGCAGGGTTCATGGCAATGGTATCAAGGGCCATATTCAAAGCGGCAAAAAATGCCGGATCAAACTGCTCAGGCAAAAGATCTTCTGATATGCCCTCTGCAAGATAAGCACGCCGCAGACTTGCATAATCCTGTGGCGAGGCCAAAATGGCATCAACCATCATATTAAGCTTGCCTAGTTCATCAGGCGTGAGCTGTAGTCCTGCAAGCTCTTGTTTGAACTCCGCTACCGCTTGTGGGTCAGCTTGTTCACCAGCGGACAAAAGCTCTTGTGTAATCTCTGGACGTGGAACGTTTTGACGAATTTGTTCAAAAATCGCCGACTGTTCAGGAGCCATGCCCATAGGCTCTTGAGCCTCGGGCAATGCCATAATGCCTTGCATTTCTTCCATATAAATACCTTTCCTATTTAGCCATGGCCCATGGACCCGCGTCGGGAAAGGACGCGAAAGATGGCGTAATTATGCTCGATTCACCTAGTTCCTGTCCATCTCTAAGTAGGAGATGACAAAGTCAACGGTTGTTACACTTGATTCAACTTTAAGCTCGTCAGTCTCTTCCATGTTCAACGGCACGCCGCTGAACACGTCCATCGTGGCGTTGGTAGGCAGCACGTACGATTTAAGCAATGAATAGCCCGTAGCACCGCCTGCTGGATAAAGCTTTACATTTAAGGTGGCGCTGCTTGCATTGCGGTTTGTGACACGTAAAGACGCTACTGTCGCAGCATTAGCCGCAGGTACTGTGTAAAGAACCGATTCTGTATTAGCAGCGGGCGTCAAAACGTCTCGAAAATATTTATTGGCCATGTCAAAAAGCCGAAACAAAGTTGATGGTTAAAATAACCGAAGGGATCTCTGGCCGAGTGGGCGAAGTTCCTGCTGCATAGTGCTCTAAATACACATCAAGGCTATCGGACCACCATGCAACTTCAAGATATTCGGTTGCCGGATTGTTAATGGTAAAAATACCTGTGATTGCCGGAACAATATGCGCCCAAATATTGGCACTTTTACGTGCGGCAATGTCAAAACGCGTGTTGGTTAAGGCGATGTTTGTTCCGGTGTTTTTGAACCACACTTCAAATTCTGCGGCACTTGTACCACGATTGGTTACTTGAAGAGTAAAAGTAACAAGATAGTTTCCGGCACAAGGTACTTTAATACGACTATTACTAGTTACGCTGATGCCATTGGCAGGAGAAACACTATCGTAGGTTATAAGGTTTTCTGCGGTTATGCTTCCATTTGTCTGATCCGTTTCAGAAACAATCATTGCATAAGGTAATGCAATCCCATTACTAATTTGGGCTCCACGGATTCCGGCAGAAAACCCCGATCCTCCGGGCGTAGGGCCAAACCAATTAAGCGCTGCTGCTTGGTTTTGATCCGGCACGGAACCGTAGGTGTTATTAAGCTGAAGAACAACTTGTTCAAGCGATCGAATGAGCTGGTTGAATTGCTCTGGGCTGTATTGCTGAGAGGCGTTTGGAAGCCTGACGTTAAATATCTTGCTCATCGCGACCCATCGGGCTGAATGTCAACACGCATCGTGCCATAGCGCCAATTGTTATTTAGATCGTCACTCTCGATGCGTAGACTAATTTGTCTGCCCCGAGCACGTGTGTCAACCTTATTAGTGGTCGGAGAAATAATATATGGATCAAGAGAGCTTGGGTTGGCAGTCTCTTGCGGGTAGTAACGCAAAAGCAAATGCACCGTTAGATCGCCCACTTGATTCTTAAAATCAGGGATAAACCGCTTCATATACATCACCTGATCGCCATCACCAATGTCAAAATAACCTGATTTGATAAATGAAGTAATTGCCGTTTGGCCATTATCATCAACCCCGTTCACCCCAATTTCTTGCAAGTACACCGCACCACGGCCCGCTGTGAGCCCATAAATGACACCGTCTACAGGAGTTTCGGTACTGTCTTCAAAGTATTCTGTAGCGACGGGATAGTTGTAAGTACCAACATCACTCCACGCAGTGCGAGGCATTGTTCCAACATGCCACGTGTTTTCAAGATAATTGTAGGTAACAAAGCGATTAGGAAACTCTGCGCCTATTGAACAATACCACCACGTTACTTCGTTAAATTGAGAATTGACGCCTGCATGAAACTTGTTTCCTTGACGAAACTCAAGGTCCTTGAATACATAATCTTGAACCGTGCAAGCAAGTTTTTTGACTGTACCATCAAAGGCATAAAACGCATTGATGCCCATCCAATAGGCAATGCCGTTAACATCAACCGCAGCATGAGGCCCTATACAATCACAATTAGCCCCCAACTGTTGAAAACTAAAAGTGTACGGCGGTCCAACGTATTGCATACCATGTAAAGCACTGTTGGTAAAAATTAAAATCTGGCCACGCGATCGAATGCCACTAATAATAAAGGTTCCGTCCGTGAGTCTTTGCCCACCTGCTGTATTAGTTGCAGTTTCAGTAAAACTAGTAATATCCTCTTGATTAGAAAAACGAACAAACATGGGATCATAGGTGCTTGATGTCCCAACTGTGCTTTCTGTTCCCAAACAAACCAAATGCCTATCCGGCGTTGATACCAAAGAAAAAGTTGATTTTGTTGGAGCACCGTTTACAGCGGTTGCTCGAAAAGTGGGATTGCTTGTATCGTAAAGATAGATCCTTCCTTGGACGAGTTGACAAACAACGTCTTCTCCAAAGTTATCTAATTGCCAAACACGAGAAGTTAATGTAAGAGAAGCCGAAGAAGGGCGAGGCGTGCCAAAAGAAGACAGGCTCCATGTTCCTGTGCCCCAACCAAGGTCTTGAAAGGAGTTTAATTGTCCAACGTTAATTTGATATGCACCAACAACTGATGCGCCTCCGTTGCCCGAATCGCTTGAATTAGCCGTAACTCCGATTTGAATTGTATAGGTGTTTGCTGTAGGGACCGTTAAAATTTGAAACTGTGCATTAAGAAAAGCCGCAGTAACCACTCCGCCTAAACCAACTGCCCCGCTAAAAGTAACAAAATCACCTACGATTGCACCGTGTGCAGTATCCGTTACCGTAACAATATTGCTGCCATTGGAAGCAGCAAAAGTCACATCTCCTGCTGCGGTGGTTGAACGAAGAGGCGTAACGTCGAACCAAGTTCCACCAAAAAAAGCATAAAGTTTTGCGGTGGTGCCCACTAACAAATGAGGAATACCTTGCAAATCATTCCACGTAAAAACATCACTTGGGAGACCTACAAGATATTCGGGTTCTTCATTAAACCACGTCCAACCGCCTAGTTTCTCAGGCAGACCGTATCGGAACCGGATGTAGTCGCCATCGATCCATCCGCCCTCAGCGCCGTATTCTGTGTTTTGTTTATCAATTCCCGGCTTCAGGAATAATCTTAACAGGGACATTCCTCACCTCATCAGCGCAGCTTCTGCCGCACGGCGGCGGGTAAGTCCGGGGAGGATGCGACCAGCAGCCCTGTTCCATTTAACGCACTCTGTAGCCGCACCATCCCAGTCCCCCGCATCAATACGTTTTTTGAAGGTAGAAACTCGGTAGT